CGATAGCGTAGATATGCGCCGGCACTTTTGTGATGTCGCAGCCTACATACTGGAACAGTGAGAAACAACGTTCACACTCGTCATCACTCAAACACACCGCGTCTTTGGCGCGTACTTTCGGCGGACACTTAGGTTCGCAGGGGTTGTTGCACGGTTGGCAGGTATCGACGCAATCGAAGTCAGGCTTCGGCGCAAAGCACCCGTCATCGTCATGACAGGTCGGCTTGAAGTTGTATAGTGTCGCCATACTTACCTCACAGGAAACAACCGCCGTGCATAAACATTGGTCGGTTGGTATGGTTTTGGAACTCTTCCGCGTGGGCGATGTTTATACCACGCAGAAACTCTTTGTTGTAATACTGGGCGTAGGCCGCCGACTGGCTGTCGTTTTCCATCGGAATCAAGTACAGCGAGGCCAACACGCCGTTAAGAATATCGTTACGGTACTTGCCAAAGAAGTGGTGTGGAATATCGCAGTCCTGACCTGTCGGTGTCCACGAATAGACCACGCAATACTTACCGCTGCGCACACTGCCGCAACCCTCGAAAGAGATGGCAGGCTGTTCAAACTGAAGCTCTACCCAGTAGCCGTTACCGAAAAGTTCTTCTGCTGGCGGTACGACACACCAGTTGCGGTCAAGCAGCGGGTGGCGGTCAGGGTCGTTGGTTGAATGCACAGACTTAATCTGAACGATAGTTCGACCATCAGGTAGGTCAATCACATAGTCATTCGTACCACACTCTGCGTCAATATACGCTTCGTCTTTCAACAGGTGTGTCTCACGGAAGAATCGTGAGACTGCGTTGAGAATGGCGTTCTCGATAAAACTGCTGGGCATATTGGGGAACGTGACGAGAGCTTGATTCTTAAGCCATTCAAACCAATTCATTTCTTAGCTCCAATCCTCAATTCAGGAACGCGGGTAACGGCGTAGCGGTTGCTCGCCTGCTTCGCTTCCATACCCAACAGGGTAAACGCATTATTCCAGTGAACGGCACTGCGGTCGCGGGACGGTACGCTCTCGGTGTCAACACCCCAAGCGTAATACAACATAAGCTCGAAAATCACTGGGCGCAACTGCGAACCTAAATCCACATCAGAATCGAGGCTGTCAATCTTAGGCGGGCTGAAGCACATCAATTCCAACGTGCCGGTCACGCCGTCGGGGACAGGCGGGTCAACATACAAGATGTTGTTGTCGTTTGGGTCGTAGCTCCAACTGTCCATCTTGTAATCAGAGGACGAGGCTTCCGCGTGGCAGTCCTTGCACCCTATCTTACCAACGAGGTGCAGGGCGTTCTTACTGGTTTGTCGAGGAAAACTTTTCACACGACCTTTGTTATCTGCTTGTCCCAGCACGGACGACACATCATGACACGCTTCAGGTACGGTTTGCAGACTGCCTGCTACCAATGGCATGGACGTGCGCTTGATAAACTTCTCGCGCTGGGCGTTCGCAACAATCTCCACCGCCAACCGGAAGTAGTGCAGTAAGTCATCTTCCGTCCAATGCTCGAACGGGAAATCAGGGTCTTGGTCCACCAAGTAATTGCTTACTTCCTCGACCAGTGCGCGGGGAGAAATCATTACTTACCTTTCTGTGAATTAGGCAACACCGCTTTCACAGCGGCCTGTGCCATCGGTACATGAGGCATGGCGTTCTGCGCGGCGACATCGGCTTCACGTTGGGCAACTGCGGCTTCCGCCTGTTCCAACGTTTCCACAACTTTATCTGAACCATCAGGGTTCAAACCTTGAGCGACATGGAACTTTGCCCATGACGCATTAACTTCTTCCTGTGTGTACAGCGGGGTCAGTCGCTCACGCGCTTGGTCGGAAAAACGACCACTTACCACAGGCAACGATACATAGCCGGTTTCATCGGCATAGGCAATAGGGGTATTACTTGGCATTTTTATGTCCTTGTTTGGGGTATAAACGCCTTGATTTTAACGTACTAAAAACCCCACCGCAAGGGTGGGGTTTGGTTATAACCTACTCGGTTACATACATTCAGGTTCAGGGTAGGTGCTGTCGCACGCAGGTTCGCCGCAAGTGCAGCCACGAACGTCGAGGAAGTCAACCACTTCAACGAACGCAGAGATACACGCAGCGTCGATACCACTACCATCAACAACGGTCATGCGGATAGAACCATTGCTGCCCAAGTACGCGCCCAAGCTGGTAATAGCGGTAGTCGCGCTGTCTTTCTTGGTAACTTTACCATCGCCGTCTGAATCTTTTTTGGTGCTGGACTTGGCGTTTACGGCTTTGCCGAACTCCAATACGGTGCGACCGATTACAGACAGGTCGATTTCTTCGGTTTCGTCAACCAAGTTTTCGCCGTCATACAGACCAAACTTCACTTTACCGGCAGTGGTAATCGCGCCTTTTTCATCACGCGCACCTGCTTGTTTTTTGTTGTGTACAACCAACGCATCAACGCGGCTGTCAGCAGACAACAAGTGGGTGTGTACGATGTCGCCAGTGGCGAAGTGGCCCTCCATCTCGCGGAAGCGTGTCCACTCGCCTGACGCGCCGTCATACTCGAACGGTACAACGAAGTGGCGGTTTGGCAAGTGACCGGCATAGCGTACCAATGGGTTGCTGTTGTCGGCAATGCGGGAATGACGATAACCTACATGACGGGCATCGCCACCCAAGAATAACTTGAATACTGTCATGTCAATGCTCCTTATGCGGCAAAGTCAAGAGTTGCGTACAGGGTAGTGATGGCTTCAGGATATAAGACCTTAAAGTCATATACTTGCAGTGTGCGCCAGAACTGACCGAAGTGGTTGGCAACTTTTTCGATATGTTCGTTTTCGGTAACTTGCATTACGAAACCAGTTGCGTCTTTGCGGCCTGCGAAAATGGTGTAGGCGATACGACCGCCCTCGTTGCGTTGCGGCATATTGTTCGAGAAGATAATCTCGAAGCCCAACACGTTAGGGATTTTAGTACCCAAGATGATGGACTGCGAAGTGCCGGCGGCGCAGGCGTTAGTCAGGATTGGGTTGGCGAAGAACAAGTCCATTGCTTCGACTGGCAACACAACATACAGACCATTGGTGTCCACGTTTTGCTCGGACAATACGGTACGCATTTGTGACAGGTAGCGAACGATGTTGTCTTTAGTCAGAACAACAGGCGCACCAGCCGCACCAAAGTCAAAGGCGTGAGAACGACGACCGGCTTTTCGACCACGGTTGCAAGCGGCGGCAGCCAAAGGAACTTCGGTCAACACTTCAGTGTCGATACGTTCTGCCAGTTTTTGGGTCACGTCGGCTTGGTATTCTTTCAGCAACGCAGGCAGTTCGTCGATAGAACGTGAATCCAGTTTGTCCAACTTGATGTTGGTGTACAACGCACGGTTCACATTCATTGTGATAATGCTGGTGTCGAAAGTAGAAACTTCCAACTCCATGTTTTTGATGTACTCAAAGACTTCGGCTTCAGGAGCGCGGCGGAAGATAACTTCGTCGCCCTTGTTGCGGATTTCTTTTGGCACAATATCTTGGCTGGTAATCAGGCCGCTCACAGTCATACGATTGAAGCGTTTTAAGAAGCCAGCCGCATATACTGGTTTAGTCAGCGCAGACACCAACTGTGGGTAGCCACTCGCCGCTGCCAGCAAAGGTTTGCTCTGTACAGGCATAATTTTACCTCATGTTAAAAGAGAGTTAGTCCATTACCGCTACACCGTTGAGTAGCGCAGTATTCCAAGCGTCTTCGTATTTAGCGAATTGCTCAGGCGACATTTTGCCATTGGAGAAGTCTTGCAGGGCGCGGTTATACGTTGACAATTTCATGCCACGTTTTCCTTTAGGCTGGGCGGCGGTAGCCTGTTGGGAATAGTTAATTGCATTGCTTCGGCCAGGGGCGGTCAGTTGCTGTTGCGGAACAGATTGCGCAGGTTTGAATCCTGACAACAAATCAACAACGGCATCTACGTTGCCTGCGGCTTCTGCATTCTGTACCAAAGCTGCGCGGGTCAAACCGCCGGTATTAGGTACGACTGCGTTGTAATACTGTGCATACTCCGCAGTGTTTACTGCATCGCGCAACCACGGTAATTTGTTGGCGATGGCTTGGTTGTACTGCTGACGCGCACTGATTGCGCGGAGTTCTTCTTGCTGTTGCACTTGGGCTTGGAGCGGCTGAACGGTCTCATCGAACTGACGGGCCAAAGGATTCAAGCGTTCTACCTCAAGGCGTTGGGCAATCTCTACGGCCTTACGCGCGGCAATAGCCTCGATAACAGGCAATGAACCCGCATACGCGTCGAGTTGCTCTTTGGATAATTCAGGTACTTCGATACCCTCATACCACGGTTTCTTGTCTTCCGCAGCAGGCTTTTGCTCGTAAGCGCGGAGTTTGGCTTCCAACTCTGCCACGCGGTCTTCGTTCGATTTCTGCGTAGCGGCGAACTGTTGTTGCAACAGTGCTTGGTTTTGTTGGAGTATAGCCGCGATTTCAGGCGTGATAGACGGCTGCGGTTGGCGTTGTTGCTCGGCTACTTGAGGTTGTTGGCCCTCAGTACCTACATCAATATTACCACCATCGCCGACGTAATCGCTTACATCGTCATAGATTTCATCGTCTGTGGGCAGGATTTGCTCCTGCACAGGCGCAGGCTGTTGCTCTTGCGCAACGCTCTGTGTTGGGTTTTGCTCTACCACTGGGGCGGCTGTGGGGTTGATACCGGCGGAAGTCAACGCTTCTTCGATACCAAAGAATGAATCGGTAGGCATAGGTTATTTGTCTCCAGTTTCTAAAAGGTCAATGACTTTCTTCAACATGACAACCTGCCCACGCTGGTGGTCATCCGCTGTGCGCGTCTCATACAACTCACGCTCGATTACCAACTCTTGTTCAAGCAAAGTAATCAGAGCCTCGAAGTCGCGGTTGGAACGCAGGCGAGACAACCCATCACGAGCGGCAGCTTGGTCATCTGAAGAAATAAGTCCAAGTCGTGTACGATGATTCATATCATTTCTCGCAAGACGAAATGCGGTCGATGTACAGGGACGCTGTATCACTTACCACACCATCAGGGTAAATACGGTAATAACCTGCCATGTCAATCATGACTGGGTTGTGATTCAAGTCGAGTGTGATAACCTTGCCGCATGGGGAGAAAGGAATGTCCTTTGCGTCGTCCATAGCGCACTCACTGTCAATGACGCGGTGGACGATGAACTTATCGCCCTCTTGCAAGTCAACACCGGAGACCACCACGGCACGGCATGGGGTCACTAAAATAGCTTCAGGCTTCTTCATTCTAATTCCACCTTACCAGTGAACAGGGTTTCCAAAATATCCTTAACCGCAGCAACACGCATACGGTTCTCTTCGGAGGCAGTCTCGGTCTCGTTGACAACGCGGCTGTCATCCAGCACTTTCAACAAGATTTCTTTAATCGGCGCAGCATACGCCGAACGCTGAAAGCCCATCAAGGTACTGGCTTCTTTGCGGCTCAACTGAATCGCACGGCCTGTACTTTCGGGCAGGTTAAGACGGTTCGCACTCATGCTACACCTTACTCAAGTAAATGGAGGCGAAGCTGTCAGTGACAGGTTCTACCATTAAGGTTAAGTCAATCACGTCGCCTATCTCTAGCGACGCAGCCTCTTGTTTGCACACAGTTATATCATATACGCCTGCCGGTAGCAAGTGAGAAGCCCCACAACCCAAAGGGAATGGGTACTTAAACTCACTCATATCACAACCGTTAGGGCATTCTACCACGCGGTCGACTTTAATCTGTACGCATGACGTACCCTCATCGGATGTCGTCGTGTGCAACATAAACGGGGTAGCGACAGGGCCTACACGCACCGGCGTGAGTTCCTCGATGTGCGGATACATTTTTGAGGAAGAGCCGACCTCAATCGGCTTCCCCTCCACCACCATAGTGATAACCGTAGAATCACATTTAGATGTAATCATGATTAGACTCCGTTAGCGGCAGCAATAGCCGCTTCAGCATTAGGGCTGCGCCCCTGTAAGTCAGGAACACCAGCGGCAGGGTCTTGCGGCATAGGTGTACCGGCAATCTCGCCAAAGGCTTCTTGGCGGTCGAAGTCGGGGAAGATACCCTCGGTGGACAGCCCTTTGTTCTTGAACATGGTGTACAGGATACGCTGCACCGCAGTAGCCGGAACGATGGGTTGTTGGGTAGTCGGGTCAACCACGCCGACCATGCTGGAGATAGACTGCAACGCCCACTCAAGGTCGCCATTCTTGCTCTCTTGCTCCATCAGTCCGGACACGCCACGCGCGTACACACGAATGTCGCCACGGATGTCAGGGTCGTTACTGGTACGAATCTCGTAGTTGATGAATTCTTGAACCACCGGCTCAATCAGCCCCGATTCAATCATACGCAATGCCTGCTTAATGGCTTTAGTGGATTGGTTCAAAATGATGGACACGCCGCCGGCGGTACGACCCAACGTACCCAAACCTTGCGGCGAACCAAACGCCACACGGGGGATACCAATCAGCTCGTAGCCGTAACCCATGAACTTGTCGAACAGGGCCACAAGCTCGTTGGACAGTGACGGTACGGTGTAGAACCGGTATGCAGGTGCGCCGCTACCGAACGTATCTTCCTCTACCACACGGATGGTGTGCGGGATAATTGCGTTCGGTGCGTGGCCGTCCTTGACCGCGCCCTTGCGTACCTCGCCGATAGGACCACTTGAATACTGCATATTGCGTACCAACGCACGGACGGAAGCCGTACACACGCGCTGGGTATCCCGCAGCTTCATCGCTGGGGACGCACCCCAAAACGAACTCGGCACTTTCTCGAAGCAGGCTTTATAGAACGGACGGCGGCCCAACGGGTCAGGATTCAACAGACACTTAATCACACGACCGCCGACGACCCATACCTCTGCCTCGGATGCGCCGTGCATTTCCTCTTCCGCGAACTGGATACCATACTCGGCGAGCAGGTCGTTGCGGATTCGTCCGTAGTAGCCCAAAGCGTCGAACGCGTCCATGTCGGTCTTGTCCCCGATGTCGGTATCAGAGATATCGTCGTCATCCACAGAACCATACGGTAGGGGTGCGCCGTTCGGGTTCGCCTCGAACACTTCGGCAATCACATCCTCGTCATAACCGGAAGCACTACCCAACTGGAGCAGCTCATTGCGTGTCAGGCGACGGCGTTCAATGACGTAATCCGCAGACTGAATGTCGGTTGCATACGGTGCAGGGAAAAAGTCGAACGGCGAGATGTTCTCGACCTGACGCACGGTCTCTGTTGTCGGCGACACGGTTGTACCATCCCAACGCATGACGGTGCGGGTGTTTACCGCAGGGGCTTTCATAATCGCCGCAGGGTAAATACAGAAGTGGTCGATGAAGTCGATGAACTGCGCCTCCCAGTCTGCGTCGTACAGACGGTCGGCAACGATGGTGCGCAGGCGTTCTGCCGCCACGCTCGCCTTGCGGTTCTCTTCAAGTTGGACTGCCGCCCGCATCTCGGACACTTGGGCGCGTACCGCATTCACGTCGCCGCCGTTGATGGCGATGAACGTCTCAAGGTCTCGTTCTACTTTCTCAAGCAGGTTCGCTTCCACGTCTTCCGGAAGCTCTACCACAGGTGTGGCGTTGATGGTGTAGGGCTGGGCTGTCGAGCCGACAAAGATGTCGCGTATCAGACCAACAATATTCTTCACGATTGGGGAACTAATATCCATAACGATGTCAGGCCCGTCCCCAGCAGGCGCAGATAATGGCTGCCCGTTCATCAACTTGAGGCAGTCCATCATATCGTTATAGTGGGGCATCTTGGCTTCACGAGCCTTACGGAAGCGTGAAACGACCATATCGCCCAGCGTGTCAATAAGGCTCTCGTCCATACTTAGCCTCGTGCTGTGCCGTTGGACGCACAACCGGTACGCTTACCGTTGCAACGTGCTTTCTTGGTAGTCATGACGACCTCCTTTGGTTGGGGTTAATCGAACAGTGTGAACCCCATGATACCAAAAAATAACCCGACTGGGGAAGTCGGGTGTCTCAAACCTGAAAGGATACAAATATGAATGCACATAGCATATAAAAAAGAAGCCCGCCTGTCAAGGCGAGCCGAGTGTTGATTTCAAAGAATGGCTGCAAAAAAGAAGCCCACCGTACAAGGGTGGGCGCAAGCCGTTGGTTTGCAGATTAGACCGTCAGGGAGTAAAAAATGAGCGAAATCAGAAATCACAATCTGTGATGGTGCAACTATGCCATAGGGTTACTGTATCTGTCAACACCACTCTATCTCTGTCTCGTACTGTGCCACGTCATCGTCGCCGGTGGACATGACTAATAATAGGCCCATCGCAATGTATTGCAGCGAGTCGCAGTTATGTACCAACACGCCGTTGGCGTAATACTCATTGTCCGTTTCCACTGTCAGGTTGTACACCCTTTCGCGCGAGGCGTTTCCGCGCTGAATAAACACCTGCACATTTTGGGTTGCAGAACCTTGTTTTGGAGTATTTGTTTGCCATGAACTCTGTCCCGCATTCTTCGCAGGTTCGTTGCACGTCATCCACTCCGCTGGCCTTTCTCGCCATTCCTTGACAGGACATACTACAAAAGCCTTTCTTCCGCTTGGATGCGACACCAATAAAGGTCTTACCGCACCATGTGCAGACCATCTGCTCGCCGTCGCGCTCTCGAGTTTTGGAAGTCTTCTTGGCGTGTTCCCTATGCCAAGTGCGCCCCTCTTCAGATTTATGCCATGCTTTTGCGGCTTCAATACCTGCTGCGTGGAATTTGGCTCTGAACTCTTCGTTCTCTGCCAGTCGTTTCTTGGCATGATATGAAGCGTGTTTGACTGTTTCGACCATTTCCAAGTTGTCGAGGGTGTTGTTGCTCGCGTCGTGGTCCTTGTGATGTATTTGGTATCCGTCGGGGATTGGGCCATTGGCGCGTTCCCAAACATACCGGTGGGCTGATACGGACGTTCCTTTTCTGTACGGCGGCACTTTATCGCTACCGACTTTCCACCAGTAATACTTGTTACCTGTGTACCGTGTGAACCGTAGCCCATCAATGAATTGTACATCTTCAACTGTGTTGTTGCTTCGCATTTAGCTATCTCCGCTTGGTTAGATACGTTGCAATATACAGTATTACCCACCAAGCTGTCAATAGTATGGAACGCACCATTTGCGAACACGGGGTGGTTAGGGGTCGCCGTCAGTTTGATACCACCAATGTCGTACTCGAACACCTCGGCACTGGGGTTCGTCATTGCCGCTGCCAACACCTTGCGCACACCGGTGCGCGTGAACACCTCGTCGCCTACACGGATATGCTGAATCGGCACACTACCATTAGGTGTTGCAATCATAGTGTCGGCAGCGAGACACAGGTCACTAACCCAGCCGATGTGCGACTTGGTTGGTGTGTCGGCGGTACGACCACCGCTGCGGTTCTCGTAGATGTAGTCGGCGGCCAGTGCTTGGATGAGGAAGCGGCAGTTGTCGCGTATGAGCAATCGCGGCTTGCCACCCGTACCGAGTGAGGCCATGAAGCTGCGCACCGCAGCCAGTCGAGGCTCCATCTTGTTGCTGCGTGTCGGTGCGACGATAGGCACACCCTCTTTGCGAAGCACGTCGAACGGGGACAGGTTGATGTTCTGACCTCCGACCATACCGGCTGGGTCGCCGTAGGCCCTGACGCACACACCGTTGGGGTAGTTGCGCTTGAGTGCAGGCCGCACCGTAGCGCGGTAGAGCTGCTCTACGCTCATATCCTCTCCCATGAACTCGTCCAGTACCATGAGCGTACCATCTGACAGTAGTGTACCGACGATGCAGACCGGTGTGCGCCCGAAGTCAAAAGCGAGGTAGTAGTCGCGCAGCTCTTTAGTGTTGACCCGCTCGGCGGGGAACGTATGCACGTCCCGATGGAACTCAGGGAATACCACCTTGCCGTGTTTCACGTCGGCGAACTCGCCCAGCACATAGCTCTGAATCTTGCCCATGTCGGGGTCGGCGAGCATGGCGTAGTAGTAACCATAACCTTGCGCGAGGTTCTGAATGTTCTCCGCTTCCGGATTGGGCAACCACTCGTCGTTGGGGTCGTGGCTGTTTGGGAATCCCGCAGGGGGAATGAGGGCCGGCGGCTGGCTGAACATCTCTACCAATTTCTCGACACCCATCTCACGCGCCACTTTCTCGAACTGTGCGTCGCGCTCGCCGAGATACCATTTGTGCAACCATGACCCCTTGACCGGACCGTTGAACACGCCGATGACGCCTGTCCTATCGACCTTACCTTTCGTACCACTGGGGTAGCGACCGAGACGGCGCACCAATGCGAATACCACGCTCTCCGGCATCAAGTTCAACTCGTCACACAGTACCATTGTGGGTTCTGCACCCAAGAGCTTGTCCTGCGCGTCCTCACTGTCGAGGGCGAGGAACTGCACCTCCATGTCGAGAGCCGTACCATCTTGCAGTCGGGCGCGTACCCGACCGAACGGCTGGCTACCCTCCGTGACCTGCAACAGCGGACCAAACATATTCTTCATGGACGGAATGGTGTTCGATTTGAGGAGGGCATAGGTGTTGCGTACCACCAAGGCGCGGAAGTAGCGGGTGTTGTCGAGGGGGGATGGGGTCTGAAGCAGCGCAGAGCGCAGTAACTCCATGATTGCCCAAGAAGTTTTGCCTGAACCAGCAGGGCCGGCCACGAGACGAATCAATGCTTGAGCGTTAGACGCGCGTTTGAGGGTGGGGTACTGGTCCAATGCGAAACCGATATTAAGGCTGCTCATGCTCGATGACCTCCATAGGGGTTAGTTGGGCGACGGAGGGCGGTGTCATATCACTGCCGAAGTTGACGTTGAGTACCATACCACTGAACTGCTGCTCGTTGCGTGGTTTAATATCGGCGAGTTCCGCGAGTGCGGCGATGGCCTTGAGCTTGTCGGAGGTCTTGTCTTTGGTGCTGCGGGCAATCTCAAACAGGTCGCGCAGGGTGGACTCGGACATCAGTTTCGCTTGGGCGCGTAGCAGGTCGGTTCTACCATCTCCTATTCTGTCTCGGTGTGCCGAGACCCTTGCATTGAAGTCGGGGTCATCGAGAAGTTTTTTGATGTCGGAGGGCGAGAGGTCGTAGGCTGCGCCGATTTCCTCTTCACTATATAATCTGTTGGCGGTCAGCACCGCGAGGTCGCGGGCCAAAGAGTCTAAATCTATTGTCATTGGGATACCATCATGGACGGAAAAGTTTATCAGGGGGTCACATTCCCACCTTATACCACTCACGGGGACGGCTGCGTTTTTACCAACTGCACGTTCCTCGCGCCTAACGATTTCGGTAAGGGGTGTGTCTTTAAAGACTGCAACTTCGAGCGTTGCTGCCCACCTTATTATAATAACCGCTGGAGCAAAGTCGGCGAGGCCGGTGTCGTGGACGGGGGGTACTGGGACTACGTTACATTTGGAAAGGATACCACACTCAAGAGCGGAGGGGGAGGTTCGTACAGTATGGAGGGGGGTGTTACCAAAGACGCTGGAGCTAAGACCAGTGGTAGAGGCGTTGAAGTTAAGGGTTCAGGCCATATCGTTACCGGCGAGTCGGTGTTGAAAATGGGCGACTCGCTATGCGAGTGTGAAGACCAATGGGATAAACAGATATATGAGAAAGGGTACTTGGGTTTGGACGACGAGAGTGCCACGGTGACTATTGAGGAGGGTAAGTGATGGAAACGTACTATACTAAAGTGGATGTGCAGGCGGACAGGTATATAGTTGAGTCCGGAGGACGAAGCAATGTTACCATCATTGTTGAGAATGAGGAGATGACGGAGGAGGAGTTCAATAAACGGTATGGAACAAACACCGGCAAGGATTGCGGGTGCGACAACTAATACGTTGACGTTTGTCGTATATACAGATACCATTTCGCTGTCGGCGACCAATGCAGCGGGCGGCACTCGTGTCATTGGGGTAGGTTGCCGATACTACACCACGCTTCGGCGTGGTGTTTTTATTTGTGAATACTCCAGCCTACGGCTGGAGTATGAACGAACCCGCTGGAGTATGAACGAACCCGCTGGAGTATGAACGAACCCGCTGGGGGATACATCATCTATACCATCGTTGCCTCCAGCCGTAGGCTGGAGTATG